CACGGGATTACATGGGTAATCAGTTAATAAGTCAACGATGGAAACACGAACATTCTTTAAATGCTCAAATCCTGCATGTGTCTCTGCGATAGGAGTTTCTTTAACTTCGCTGATCGCAGCAACTTTGTATTTGTCTAATGCTACTCTAAGTTCTGCTAGCTGTTCTTTAGTGCAGTCGCAAGCTAGCTTTATGCGGAAAGCATATTGTTTCTTGCTTTCAGAAAGAAATTGCTTGAATGATATCATCTATTGTATCCTCTTGGCAGTATTTATTACTGTTTCAAGGATTTGATAAGCTGATTCCGATCCCAAACCGTAGCAGTAATTTCTTGTGGATCGCCTTCTCTATCCGTCTCGCCCATCTTGATAGCTTTCAGTTTGAGCTCTGCTTCCTTCAGCTTCTTCTGTGCTTTACCTAGTTTAGCGGTAACAGCATGCCCTAACATCTTACTAGCACTGTCAAAGATAGGAGCAGCGAAACGTGCTTCCACGTTCATGCCTAGATTCATGAGATCTTCGTAGCTGTTCATCGCTTTAGTTGCAATACCGTCGATCTCAGTATCCAGCACATCGTCGCTTTTTGGATCAATAGCACGCATCTCCCGAGTAACATTATCTGCTACTGTAAGCGCATCTTCCATCTCTTCCTTGGTCATATCGGGTAGGTCAAAGACCTTTTCTAATTGCTTTGTCATAACATTACTTACGCTTTCTGACTGTAGGATTATGGAAAAGCTCTTTTTCTGTGATGATACGAAAAGTGAATCCTTGATCTTGGCACCACTTGTCTGCAGCTTGCCACTTACACTGATTTATCACTGCCATAGCTTGATTGTATACGCTCTTGCCTGCTTCCTTGAGGTTAGTCTCTTTAGTAGGTTTTATCTCTACTACCTCAGCTTTAGTATTTCCCTGTGCATCTTCATACAGCACAAAGAAATCAGGCACATACATTGCCTTCTTCTGTTTAACCACATTGTAGTAAGGGATGCTGATAGTCTCGCTAGACCAGTGTTTGATAGCAGGATGATTATCGCAGAAGTTCATGAAAGTCCATTCCCAACTGCTACGATACGTAGGCTGTTTCTTTCCTACGTATTTGGCGGGGTTCTTCATATCGAACTTACCGCGAGCATAGTTTCCTAAACTCATGCAATAATGTTCCTATCTACCCATTTGTTGGTTTGTTGGCCTTTGCCGTAACCTAGTTTACTAGTACTAAACCTGCCGCTGTTAAACAGTGCTAGCAGAATCTTCTTGAGATCGCTGTCAACTGCAGCCTTATCGAATTCCTTGAGGATATCGATAGGATTATAATTCTTAGCATAGGCGATAGTTAATACATTCTCAGTTAGTGCATCTGCAGCTTCTTGTAAACCAGTTCGCTCTAAGAAAAAAGCATTAATCGCCCCGTAGACATCTTCGCTCACAGGCATGCTCTGGAAGAATGTTCCGTTGAATAATGTTCTAAGTGCTAGGGTTTCTTTAGCTAGTGAGGGTAATGTTGTTGTCATGGAGATATTTAATCCTTAATAGGATTTATTGATTAGATCTGCTACTTGTACAGCATTTGTGTTAACTGCAGTCGCAATGCGAGTGATATAGTTTACTGGCTGTTGTGTAGTCGATGAGGATATACCGTTATTATCATAGAGGGTCTGGATATATCTTTCAGCATATACAACTCTATCTACTTCAGGAGATAGCACGATATTAGACATGCTATTATCAGCTTGACTGATGTCCGCTTCGTTGTAGCCTTTTGTCCTAAGTACTTCTTGCCAAGTCTGCGGATTGTATATCGGTTGTATATCTGATCCAGAGAGTATGACAGGAGTATTCGACGGTGCCACAGACAACGGTAATGCTTGTCTCTTATTAAGCAATCTTATAGCCAATGTAATCTGTTGACCTACGTTGAGTTTAATTGTTGGGGCAGTTGTTAACTTATTTGAACTATCGAACGAGATACCCGCGCCTGCAGACACCGAAGCCGTGTTGACTGTTGGAGCAACACTCTGTATCTGCACATCTGTATATCCTTGTTTCTGCAGTGCAGCTTGCCAAGATCCTGCAGGATAAGTTGTACTTGCATTCGCACTAGTGGGAATTTTAGAATTCTCACTGGTTACTTGTTGAGCTGCTGTAGGCACTTGTGTAGCAGGCGGAGCGCCTGTATAGAATTCTGGAGCTACGCCTGCAGTCGGGAAGACATATGGCGATTTATTATTCGATTGATTGTCCAATATCTGAGATGGCACAATCTGAGGTGTTTGAGTTATATTAGTACTAGTGCCGTTGCCAATCTGTTGTGTTTTTAGATCAGGCAAATTAGTTACGCTATTGTCTGTCATAGTAACAGGGGGATCTATTAGAGTTCCAGTCTTTGTATCTAATACCTGTCCTATATTATTACCGTTAGTGTTTGGGCCCGATACAGTATCATACGAAGCACTGTCTGCGAATCCTTCAACACCTGCCCAATATCCCTCTAGGTATTTCACTGTGGTATAATTGAGAGTCATGGTGTGTTCCATAACAGAGTTCTCGGCATAGTCGTGCATATCATGATTAAAAGTAGCAATCATCGGATTGACAAGTTTGACCATGAAACTCTTACCAGCATGGAAACTAAAGATATCGATGCTATCAAAGAAATCGGGAGAATCGCTTGGATCAAATCCCCATACGTTCTGTGTACGATCTGCGTATCTATCACGTCGGGTATATACGTCAGTGGCACTATCATACCTTCCGTCAGCATAATAATAGTTGTAATAAGTTCTCCAAAGTTCTCTTATCTCATTGGCATTGTCATCGTGGAACACGATGCTTACAGGCTGATAATTGATCTTTGTCTGATTTAATTGCTTCCTATTGTATTGATTCATTATCTTAGTTTCAACAGAATATTTAGGAAGCTCGGCTTTCTTGACTAGGAAGCTAATGTCTCTTTTTATGTTGCTATCTAACTTTACAGCTGAATTTATGTTAAACACAACGTGGAATAGAAACTTCATCTTCGGCGAACGGGCATATCCGTTTGGCCTGAAAATATTAGATGCGTGTGTATAATCTTTTAGGACTGTTCCGTTTATCAGCTGTATGCTTGCCATATTATACGGGTCTCCTTGAGGGGGTAGACCCCCTCAAGTTTTTTTACCTTGTATTGCTGCTTACGCCACCAGTAGCGAGAGTACCTGCTGTCCTGGTACCAGTCATAATGCCTACGCCGCCCTGCTGCTGACCAACGATATCCTGCGCTGCGTTATCGAAGCGTATTGTTAACGAAATTGTCGCAGCATCGTTAGTTGCATAGTTAAAATCGTTGTAGTTGACCGAACTGATCATGCATCCTACTACATTCCAACGCTCTATAACTGCTACAGTAGTAGCACCATTGCCGCCATCAAGTGCTTCAAATGTGAGATTAAACTTATAATCTACACCAGATACTGCACTAGCTTGATTGTAGAAATCAAACTGCTTCTGCACCTGCTGTCCGATCAAACCAGTAACCTGTCCACTAGCATCATCTCTTAGTGTGCAAGTCATTTCTTGCCATTCAGGCTTACCTGCAATATACATCTTGCTGTTATAGACGTCAAGGGTAATTGGATTGAAGTTTACACTGGGTCTAGCAATATCTATTACCTGCTTAGTAAGTTCTGTCCTGTTAGTTCCAGTTCCAAAATTTTCAAATACTGCCCTAAAGCGAAACTTCAGTTTGGGCATAAGCAGACCCTGGGTCGGGCTGTTGCCGGTTGTCGAAAGTGGTACTGTAAGGTTCATCAATGAAGCTACCATAGCTTGTCTCCTATTGCTTTTATTTAGCAGTATACCGGTAGAAATTTCCACCCACTAGTCAGCAAAAGACCGCCCATTGGGGGCGGTCTTCTATGTTATCTCTCCGTTACAATATTAAGCTGTTGGAAGAGGAGTTAGGTTACCGGCTTTGATGCCACCAGTGTTGAGGATGCGAACTGGAATATAGATGAATTCCACAGCTTTCGCAGGCTCGATAGCAACATCAATCCAAAGCTCGTTACGATCAATTCTAGCAGGAGTGTTGTTGGTCTCATCGCAAACAACTAGGTAATCGTATAGACCTCTCTTACCCATTATGTCGTTAAGCAGGCTCTGTACAATGTTTGTTGCTTCTTTCCTGGTTAGCTTGTCGTTTGGTTCGAAGATCAAAGGTTTTGTTACGATTTCTAACTGATAACGTAGATAGTTGATCAAACGTGCTACGTTGATACGATCCAGTGCGGTTGCTGCACTTGCGCGAGTCTTCTGACCATAGATCAACAGACCGCTTGTGCTGAACAATGCGATTGGGTTAACTCTATTAGTATAAAGTAGATCCCTCAGGCCTTGTCTTGTGCCTACACGCTGGAATGTACCAGTTGCACGATCAACATAACCGATGTCAGTTGCGTTATCGATAGTACCACGCTGTTCACCAGCAGGTGCAAACCAAGGATAAGA